ATGCCGTATGTTTCAGGTTTTAACAGGGATCAGCTGATGTATTGTTCATGGGATGCATTTGTAGATAAAGAAAGTATTGCAAGGATCATTGATGCGTTTGTAAATCATCTTGATATAGAAAAGTACGGTGTAAAACCTGTAGCAGCAGAAGGCCGTCCATCTTACGATCCTAAAAGCCTTTATAAGGTTTATATTTATGGAAGCAGAAAGGGTATCCGCTCCTCACGAAAACTGGCAGAAAGCTGTAAAGTAAATCTTGAAGTGAAATGGATGACCGGCGGTGTGGAACCTGATTTTCGTACCATTGCAGATTTCAGGAAAGACAACATAGACAGCCTGAAAGAAATTTTTCATGAATTCAACCGGCGGATTTCCAGTGCAGTGGAATGGGGATTTGCTTCTGTTGACGGGACAAAGATTCAGGCGAATAATGCAAAGGATAACAACTTCACCAAAAATAAGCTGGATGACAGGATCAAATGGCTGAATGGCCATACAGATGAATATCTGCGGATTCTGAATGAAATGGATGAGCAGGAAGAAGCAGATGGAATTCCTGGGGAACTGACAAGAGAAAGTCTTGAGACTAAGTTAAAAGAGGCACGGGAGAGACTTGCCAGATATGAAGGTTATCAGAAACTGATGGAAGAAACGGGGGCATCCCAGCTTTCCATTACAGACGCAGACGCAAGGCTCATGAAAAATAAAAATGGTTTTGCAGTAGCATATAACCCACAGACGGCGGTAGATTCTGAAACGCATCTGATTCGTGACTTTCAGATGACCAATCAGGTAACTGACCATGGATTACTGGGAAGTGCCATGCAGGGAATAAAGGATTCCGATCCGGAAAAAATCATAGAAGCAGTGGCTGATAAAGGTTATGAAGCTACGGAAGATATGGCAGAGTGTCTGGAAAAGGGTATTATCCCACATGTCATAGCGGATGATGGAAAAGATGGTTACGAAATAGAAATACCTTATGAAGAAGCAGAAGCTGATACTGCCGGCACGGCTCCTGAAGAACTGAAAAAAGCACTGCACGCAGGCAGGATTCCGGAAGCTTATGCAGAAGTGATACAGGATATGAGGGTGGAAACAGTCCGGCGTAAAGTGGTGGATGAAAAACAGGAAAACAGCAGCGTGTATGGAAGCCCTGAGGAAATGCTGGAAAAGGCAAAAGAAGGTTATTTTGTTAGAGATCCTGAGAGAAACATGGTATACTGTCCGGCAGGAGAAATCCTGAGACAGAAAAGTATAAAGAAAAACGGGAACATCCGCTATTCTAATAAAAATGCCTGCAGGCACTGTCCAAGGCGTAATAAGTGTTATAAGGGAAAAGGTGAATGGAAAGAGACTGACTTTAGCAAAGACCAGCTGATAAAACCCTGTAAGGACTGGCTAAAGGCAGAAGGAAAGAAGCCAGAAGAAACGAAAGCCAATGAAAAATGGCATTATGAAAAAAGAAAGGTTGTAAAGTTTTTTCTGAAACCAAACAAGGAAAAGATGCGCCAAAGAATGTGTTTATCGGAGCATCCGTTTGGGACAATAAAACGAGCGATGGGAGCCACTTATTTCCTACTGAGGGGGATGCGAAAAGTGGCTGGAGAGTTTGCGCTCTTCTGTCTGGGGTATAATCTTGAACGGGCGAAAAATCTTCTTGGATTTCAAAAAATGATGGAATTGATGGAACAGGCATAAGCCTCTTTCTTTATACTGTGTATTTTATTCAGTTTTCAATGTCACAGAAGAAGGAAAGGGGCTAAATTTATGCCTAAAAATCTAGTTTTCGGACAGGCTGGGGGGGGCGGCAGACGATGAAATTTCCGAGTAAAGAAATTGTGGAGCGCGTCCGCAGGGAGTACCCTGCGGGGACGCGGGTGGCTTTGGTCAGGATGGAAGACTGCCAGGCTCCGCCAGCCGGGACGGAGGGCGTGGTGGAAGGTGTGGACGACACGGCTTCTTTGATGGTCCGCTGGAACAACGGTTCGCACCTCCATGTGATCTACGGCGAGGACGAAGTCCGCAAAATATAGTGGGAGGAACCCATAAACTACACAAAATACGGCATCAAACCTTGTGTACTTTATGCCCGTAATTGACTTGCTATTATCCCCTTTTAGAGCGAATATGTGTACTACCGAAAGGGAAAACACACAAAACGGAGGTAAAAGGAATGAACGAAAAAATGGCAAGGCAGATAGCGGAAGCAAAGAAACAGACCATCGGGGTGGAGATAGAGATGAACGGCATCACGAGGAGCAGGGCGGCAAAAGCAGCAGCGGAGTTTTTCGGGACCGGGCGGTACAAGGACACGGCGGCACGGAACGGATACTGTACCTGGAGCGCCTGGGACGCGGACGGCAGGGAATGGAAATTCCAGAGGGACGTCAGCATCGCGGGGCCGGACAGCGAAAAATGCGAGCTGGTAACGCCAATCCTCACCTACGCGGACATTGAAACCCTGCAGGAGCTTGTCCGGCAGCTCCGGCACGCCGGCGCGAAGAGCGACGCGGGGAGGGGCTGCGGGGTCCATTATGCATCGTCCAGAGTTATAAGAAAGATTTATGCATAACCTTTGATTTTACAAGGATTCCCGCCACATTATCAGACTTGTAAACTTTCCATAACATCCTACAATATATCTCACAGGCAGAAGCCTGAATATATTTGTAGGAGAACTCATCAGTATGAATGCATCATTTGAGAACCTGACAGGGGCAGTCGACCAACTGCTCCATACGCTGCAGTATGACGGGCATACAATAGCGGCATACCATCGGTTTTGGAACCGTTTATCTGAATTCATGGAACAGGAAGGGATTCACGAATTCAGCAGGGAATGCGGGGAACGGTATTTTTACCAGACTTACGGCATCACGCTAAGTGAACCATCCAAAGCCTGCCCGAGGGATTCCCGCCACTGCCACCGTGCCATCACGGTACTCCTGGAGTACCAGGCAAGCGGCACCATTTACAGGCGGAGGCTGGGCAAAGACCATTCTTTCAGCCAGGCTTTCCAGCCGGCAATCGGGGAATTCATGGATTCCGTCACGGAAACAATGGCAAGGACATCGCACAGACAGATAAGGTTCCGCATGGAATCCTTCCTTGGGTTCCTCGAAAGGCGCGGCTGCACCGATTTTACAAAACTTGACAGGGATACGATCCTCGCATATCGCAAGACCCGCTCCCATGTCTGCCGCACAACACAGACCTATGACGCCTATGTTTTAAGGAAGTTCTTCGACTTCCTGTATAAGCACGGATATACTGTTGTTGATAATTCTGTCTTTGTGCCAAATGTACAGGGAAACCATAAAGGGCGCATACCATCCTTTTACACGGCAGCTGAGATAACAACGCTGCTTTCCAATGTTGACCGGGAAAACCCTGCCGGGAAACGGGATTACGCAATCCTTCTGTTTGCCATAAGGTACGGCATGCGCGTCGGGGACATCCGGGACCTGCGGCTGTCCGACATTGACTGGAATGCGTCATCCTTTTCCTTCTGCCAGGGAAAGACCGGCACTGCAATGACCTTCCCGCTGCTGGATGATGTTGCGGCGGCGCTCGTTGACTACTTCAAAAACGGACGCCCGGAAACCTCCTGCCGGAACATTTTTGTCCGGCACAACGCCCCATACGAGGCTTTCGGGCAGGATGACAACCTTCACTATATCATCAATAAATATATGAAGATTTCAGGCTTTACCGATTTCCACCACAGGAAAAGGGGGCTGCATTCGCTGCGGCACAGCATTGCCGGGAACATGCTGAACCAGGGCGTGCCGATGCCGACGATTTCAGAAGTCCTCGGGCACAGCTCCACTGACACTACGATGATCTATACAAAAATCGGAACCGGCCAGCTCCGGAACTGCGCATTGGAGGTGGACTGATGGTGCCGTACAACACGCCCGCTTTCTCAAGCGGGTACGCTTCCCTCCTCTATGGGTTTGTCGAGTCCAAACGGCTTGAAGGCTGCAAATATAACGGCGAGGTAAAGGAGCTGCAGAGGCTGGACCGCTATTTCCGGACGCACGGCGTCACCCCCGCAGACCATCCGGAAAAAACAGTGTACGGATGGCTTGGGAAACGCAGTTCGGAATCGGACAAGACGTTTTCAACCAGGAACAGCGTATACCGCCAGTTTTACTCCTATCTGCTGTCGCAGGGGGACGATGTGCTGCCGGTCCCTCCCAATGCAAGGGAAAAACTGAACGGGAGCGGTTTCACCCCGTATATTTTCACGCATGATGAAATGCGCCTCATATTTGATGCAGCTGACAACTGGAAAAGCCAGGGCGCGTCCTATGTCCGCTGCGCACCCCTGCTGTTCCGGCTCCTTTACGGGACGGGGCTGCGGATCAACGAAGCATTATCGCTTACAGCCGGGGACATTTCCATCCGCCAGGAGATGCTGCTGGTCCGTGAAGCAAAGAATGATAATTCCCGGCTGGTGCCGATGTCGCAGAGCCTCTCGGGACGGGTGGCAGATTACCTGTCCGCACACGGCTATCCGGAAGGGGAGCCTGTTTTCCAGCATGACGGCGGGAAACAGTTCAGTACAAACACAGCCTACGACTGGTTCAGGCAGACGCTTTGGAAAGCCGGCATACCGCACAGGGGACGCGGGAAAGGCCCGCGCCTGCACGATGTCCGCCATACCTTCGCGGTCCATTCCCTGCAGGCGGCGGTGGAGGCCGGGACAGACCCCAATGCCTTCCTCCCGCTCCTGTGTACTTATCTTGGACACCGGCGGCTGTCGGCAACGGAACGGTACCTGAGGCTGACAGCGGAGGCATACCCATCCGTCATAAAGGCTATGGACGGCATCATGGATAAGATCATCCCGGAGGTGGAAAGCTATGAAGGATAAAAACCTGCAGTATTATATTTCCCGTTTCCTGACAACCTACCTTGGCGGGGAACGCGGGCTGTCTGAGAACACATTCATTTCATACAACCATACATTCCAGCTCCTGATACCGTTTTTCCATGACAGTTTGAAAAAGCCAATCAATAAAGTGACGATGGATGAATTTACATCTGACAATATCAAAGCATTCCTGTCATCGCTTGAAGAAAAGGGATGCTCCGCATCAACCAGGAACCAGAGGCTTGCCGCAATAAAGTCGTTCTGCAGGTATGTCCAAGCCGATTCACCGCAGGACCTGTATAACATGCAGCAGATACTTGCGATCCCATCCAAGAAACAGGAAAAGCCCGCCATGCAGTACCTTACCGCAGGGCAGCTTGAGATGCTCCTTGCCAGGCCTGACAGCAGCAACAAATATGGGTTCAAAGACCTGCTCATACTGACCATCCTTTCAGATACGGGTGTGAGGGTCAGCGAACTGGTCGGCATCCGTGTATCTGACGTCCGTCTCGGAACCCCGGCTCAGATCCTCGTGCATGGAAAAGGGAACAAAAACCGGTATGTCCCCGTCAGCAGCAATACGGCGAAGCTGCTCAGCCTTTATTTCAATAATGAAGGGCTCCGGAATCCGGCACAGGCAGGGCGCTTCCTTTTCCTTAACAGGAGCGGGAACCAGTTCACAAGGGCAGGGATAACATATATCCTGCAAAAATATACATCCGAAATCCATGAGGAGTGCCCCATGGATTTCCCTGCAAAACTCACACCGCACTGCCTGAGGCATACAAAAGCCATGTTGATGCTGCAGGCCGGGCAGAACCTTATTTACATCCGTGACCAGCTTGGGCATGAACACATAAAAACAACTGAGGTATATGCGCGGATTGACAGCAGGCAGCGTCAGGATGCACTCAAAGCGGCAAGTGAACAGATAAAATCCCCTGACACAGCACCGATCGAATACCGGAATAACCCATCGCTTCTTGACTGGCTTAATAAATACTGCGAATGATTATTATGGAAAGATTTTGACAAAACAGGCTTGATAAAACGGCGGTTTTTTCAAAATCTTTTTTATAATTCTGAGCGATGCATAATGTACCTTATGGAAAGCTATTCATAAGGTCCACATCCACATCGGGGCGAAGGGCCACACGCCGCAGAGCCTGAGAAACCTCGCCAACATCATGGCGGGCCACGAGGGCCTGATCGCGGAAGCCCTCGACCTTGACCGGGGCAGGATGAGCCGCTACTGCCGCACGGTGGACCCGCGCTTCCTGGAGCAGCTCAACAAAAAGAAGCCGCAGACCATGGCAGCCCTCGCGGACATCTGGTACGCAAGCCACGGCGCGGGCTACAACCGCAGCGCCCACTACAACGACAGCCGGTACCATATGCTCAACTACCACGCGACCTTCACGAAGGCCACGGTCGAGTTCCGGCTCTTCCAGTTCGACGCCCCGGCAGACGGGAAGCGGAACGGCCTCCACGCCGGGCAGCTCAAGGGGTACATCCAGTTCTGCCTCCTCCTCAGCCAGATGGCGAAGGAATTAAAGAGCGCAAGCCCGAAGCCGCAGCAGCACGAGAACCCGAAATACGCCATGAGGACCTGGCTCCTCCGGCTCGGCTTCATCGGGGACGAATTCAAGACCGCGAGGGAGGTTCTGACCCGCCGCTTAAGCGGGGACGCATCCTTCCGCAACGGGAGATAAACCGCAGGGCCCAGCCTCCTGCCGCCTTACCCAAGCCGCAAAAAAGCGGCCTTAAGGCAGTAGAAGGGTAGGCCCTTCGGAAAGGAAGGAAAACACTATGGAAAAAAGATACTACATCGCATACGGCTCCAATTTAAACATCCCCCAGATGCGGATGCGCTGCCCTGGGGCGAGGATCATCGGCACTTCGGTGATTGAAGGCTACCGGCTGCTGTTCAAAGGCAGCAGGACCGGCTCCTACCTCACCATCGAGCCGCAGGAGGGCGCGCGTGTCCCCGTGGCGGCCTGGGAGGTGAGCGCGGAGAACGAGGTGGCCCTGGACCGCTACGAGGGCTTCCCAACATTTTACTACAAAAAGGAGATGGAGCTGCCGCTCAAGGGGATTAAGACCGGCAAGGTCCGCAGGCGCAGGGTGTTCGTCTACATCATGCATGAGGACCGCCCGCTGGGGCTGCCGAGCCGATCCTACATGGAGACCTGCAGACAGGGCTACCGGAGCTTCGGTTTTGACGAGGCGTTCCTGGAACGGGCATATGCCGACAGCGCGGCGGGGGAGGCGCGGGAATTTCCGGGCGGGTGGAAGGCGGGGGACGCCTGCTTCCTGGTGACGAACCGGAAGAACGGCTGCACCGGCGCATACACCGTGCGGGCGTTTGACGGGAGGTACTTCTGCCTGCAGAACAGGAATGGGAGCCAGTGCCGCGCATCCGCAGGGCGGATGTTCCGCAGCAGGGAGGCGGCGCTTGGAAGGGAGGCAGATGCGGAATGAAACACACGGACAGGAAAAAGAGGGTATGCCCCAGGTGCGGGCAGGCTTACCGCGGGAGGCCGGCAGTCTCGCGGGAGGATGGAAGGACACCCATATGTCCTGACTGCGGAACGCGGCAGGCGCTTGAAAGCATCGGTGTGGATGAAAAGGAGCAGGATGCCATCCTTGCAGCCATCCACAGATGCGCGGAAGGGGGCGGCGAAGGATGAAGGCATATGGCAGGAACCTCCGGTGGATCGAGGACCACCAGTACGGGGATGAGATGCACACCGGGATCGCCATGCCCGCGTCCGGAAAAAGGCGCGGGCAGAGGCGGAGGCGCTACAAGCGGCCGTTCAAAAAGTCGGAGCGGCAGCACTCCAAACACGTGATCCGCCGGGAGCTTGGCGGGGATCAGGCGCCATAAACTACACAATTCCCGGCGCGGATATTTGTACAGTTTATGCCCGTAAATAACTTGATAATATGTGCTTTTAGAGCGAATATGTGTACTACCGAAAGGGAAAACAAAAAAACAAAACGGAGGTACACACCATGAAGAAGATCGAACTTTTTGAGAAGGCCATCGCAGAGAAAGCAGCAAGCCTTAAGGAATGGGGGATCAACCCGACACTGTTCTGGGCATACCGCAACAGCATCACGGCGGGCAACGACAGGATAGACTTCGGCGAGGCCATCTGGGACAGCGAGGTCGGGGAGATCACGGAAACGCTGAAGGAGAACGGCATCACCGAGTTCACCATCAGCAGCACCTTTTCCAGCCTGATCCCGACGCTTGCGGAATTTGCAAAGCATGGCTTCCAGATGGCGGGGCTGACCGAAGTGAAGGCGAACTACACGGACTTCCAGACCCAGGAGCGGGCGGTCATCCCGGCGATCCAGATGGCGGCGGAAGAAGCGTAAGGCACGGGGCGGCCTGCCGGGAAGGAAAACCGGCAGGCCGGAAGCCCCGGAAAAAACTGGAAGGCAAAAAATACATCCGCAGGGCAGTGCGGGGCGAAGGAGGATTTTTTTATGGCAGGGATGAAATGGTATAAAGTATGGCTGGTGGTTCCGGGTACGGATTTTAATGCGGAAGGCTGGCCCTGCGAGCCGGAATGGTGGAACGACATGGAGCAGACCCCCGATGAGGAGACGGCGATCCGGCAGGCAAATGAAAAGGCCCGGAGGCAGTGGGAGGAGCCGAACCAGTATGAGCCTGGGGCGGAGGCACCGTCGGACAGGGAGCTTGGACAGGAATGCCCGGTCTGCACCGGGGCGGCGGAAGTCACCGACGAGGAATATGCGGAGTGGAAAAGAGAGATGGAAGAGTCGGTGGAGCTTCCGTTCCAATAGCATCCAGGCGGGTTTTCCGCAGGGCAGCCGGACCGGAAGGCTCTTTTGCCCGTGGCAGATATACACAGTTTCCCCAGCAGATATTTGTGTACTTTATGCCCGTTATTCACTTGCTATTACCGGCAGAAAGAGCGAATATGTGTACTACCGAAAGGGAAAACAAAAAAGAAAACGGAGGACACAGACCATGAAGATCAACGATGCAATGAAAACCTACAGACTGCCGAACCCCACCACGCCGGAAGATTTGGAATGCAGATGGAGCAAAACGCTGACCTTCGGCGACAGGGTGGTCATCGCCGGGTACTTTTTCAACGGCCCGAACAAGCCCTGCTACTTCGGGGCGGCTTACGAATTTCTTGGCGACGACCACACCTGCGAAGGCGCCATCGGGCTCCGGGCGGCAAGCGGAGTCGAGTTTGAGGATGACGGCCACGCAATCGCCTGGGCGATGCAGCAGTAAACGGAGGCGGGAAAATCCCAGGGTACGGAGCCGGAAGGCTCTGTATCTTGTACCAATAGATTTCAGGCTTGCCATTGGCAGGCCATTTTTGATGCCATCTTTGGGGAGGTGATGCCGATGGCAATGCGGAAGCTGAAAAAATACAGGCCGACGAAGTTCAGGGCGAAGGACAGCCGCTATGATAAGGACGCCGCCGATTTTGCCGTGATGTTCATCGAGAGCCTCTGCCATACAAAAGGCACCTGGGCGGGGAAGCCCTTTGAGCTGATCGACTGGCAGGAGCAGATCATCCGTGACATTTTCGGCACTCTGAAACCGAACGGCTACCGGCAGTTCAACACGGCCTATGTGGAGATACCGAAGAAGCAGGGGAAGTCGGAGCTTGCCGCCGCCGTGGCGTTGCTCCTGACCTGCGGGGACGGGGAGGAGCGGGCGGAGGTGTACGGGTGCGCCGCCGACCGGCAGCAGGCCGCCATCGTCTTTGACGTGGCGGCGGACATGGTGCGGATGTGCCCTGCGCTGAATAAGCGGGTGAAGATACTCGCCTCGCAGAAACGGATCATATACACCCCGACCAATTCCTTCTACCAGGTGCTTTCGGCGGAGGCATATTCCAAGCACGGCTTCAACATCCACGGCGTGGTGTTTGACGAGCTGCACACGCAGCCGAACCGGAAGCTGTTTGACGTCATGACCAAAGGCTCCGGGGACGCCAGGATGCAGCCGCTGTATTTCCTCATCACAACGGCGGGGACGGACACCCATTCCATCTGCTACGAGACGCACCAGAAGGCAAAGGACATTTTGGAAGGGCGGAAGATTGACCCCACCTTCTATCCCGTTATTTACGGCGCGGATGAGGCGGACGACTGGACGGACCCGAAGGTGTGGAAGAAAGCGAACCCCTCTTTAAATATCACAGTCGGGATTGACAAGGTGGAGGCCGCCTGCGAGTCGGCAAAGCAGAACCCCGGCGAGGAGAACAGCTTCCGGCAGCTCCGCCTGAACCAGTGGGTGAAACAGGCGGTGCGGTGGATGCCCATGGATAAATGGGATGCCTGCGCCTTCCCGGTTTCCGAGGATGGTCTGGAGGGGCGCATCTGCTATGGCGGGCTGGACTTGTCCTCCACCACGGACATCACGGCGTTCGTCCTGGTGTTCCCTCCGCTGGACGAGGAGGATAAATACTGCATCCTTCCGTATTTCTGGGTGCCGGAGGAAACGCTGGAGCTGCGCGTCCGGCGCGACCATGTCCCCTACGATGTGTGGGAGCGGCAGGGGAAGCTGATGACCACGGAGGGGAACGTGGTGCATTACGGCTTTATCGAGAAATACATCGAGCGGCTTGGGGAGCGGTTCAACATCCGGGAGATCGCCTTTGACCGGTGGGGCGCGGTGCAGATGGTGCAGAACCTTGAGGGGATGGGCTTCACGGTGGTCCCGTTCGGGCAGGGCTTCAAGGATATGTCCCCGCCCACCAAAGAACTGATGAAGCTGGTGCTGGAGCAGATGATCGCCCACGGCGGGCATCCGGTCCTGCGGTGGATGATGGACAACATCTTCATCCGCACCGACCCGGCGGGCAACATCAAGGCCGACAAGGAAAAGTCCACGGAGAAGATAGACGGGGCGGTGGCAACGATCATGGGGCTTGACCGTGCCATACGCTGCGGGAATGATGCAGGGGCTTCCGTCTATGACAGCCGGGGACTTCTTGTTTTCTGACTGGAAAAATGCACAAACCCCACTGCGGATGTTTGTGCATGATACCTCCGGAATCCGCTTGCTATTTTGTGCTTTCAGAGCGAATATGTCACTTACCGGGAGGGCATCCCGGAAACCAGAGAATGGAGGCATTGCAGATGAGGGCATACGGAGAGATGGAGCAGCACGGGAAATATACGCTGGAGGATTTCGGCGGCTGGTCAAGGAACCACACAAAAGCGGCGTCCATCCGCAGGTGGAAGCGGCCGCTGAAAAAGAGGGCGAGGCAGGTCTGCCGCGCCGCGCTGAGACGGCTGGTCTGAGCGGTTTTCCGGAGCATAAACTACACAAAAACCGCCCCGGAACATTGTGTAGTTTACGGCGGGAATTAACTTGCTATTATCCGCATTCAGAGCGAATATGTGTACTACCGAAAGGCAAATCAAAAAACAAAACGGAGGTAATGCACATGCAGGTACAGGAATTTATGGAGAAACACGGGATTGGCGAGTCGAGGGTGAGGATTTTTGATGCGGAACTGGGGAAAGAGATATGCGGGATTTTCGAGACGGGCCTTTATTATGACTGCAAGGTGACCGGGGCATATCCGGCGGGCAGGAACACGGTCTTGGAGGTCGCATCGGTAACCGGTTAAGACAGGACGGCAAAGGGGCGCTGCTTCGGCGGCACCTTTTGGCTGTCCGTTTCTGGAAAGGAGAGTGGTATTTATGGGATTATTCAGCGGATTGTTCCGGGCGAGGGATGCGCCGCAGAACAGGACGTCGGGGAGCGCCTACAGCTTTTTCCTTGGGAACAGCACATCTGGGAAAAGGGTGAACGAGCGCACCTCCATGCAGATGACGGCGGTGTACTCCTGCGTCCGGATTCTGTCGGAAGCGGTGGCGGGGCTGCCGCTGCATTTTTATAGATACACGGATGACGGCGGGAAGGAGAAAGCCACGGGCCACCCGCTGTATTTTTTACTCCATGACGAGCCGAACCCGGAGATGACTTCCTTCGTGTTCCGGGAGACGCTGATGACGCACCTGCTCTTGTGGGGGAATGCCTATGCGCAGATCATCCGCAACGGCAAAGGGGAGGTCATCGGGCTTTACCCTTTGATGCCGGACCGGATGGGCGTGGAGCGGGACTCCAAAGGGCAGCTCTATTACGAGTACACGGTCAGCATGGAAGACGCGCCTACGGTAAAGGGCAGCACGGTCGTCCTGCCGCCCACGGAGGTGCTGCACATCCCTGGCCTTGGCTTTGACGGGCTGGTGGGCTATTCCCCCATTGCCATGGCAAAGAACGCCATCGGCATGGCGATAGCCTGTGAGGAGTACGGGGCGAAGTTCTTCGCCAACGGCGCGCAGCCAAGCGGCGTGCTGGAGCATCCGGGGACGTTAAAAGACCCAGCCAGGGTGCGGGAGAGCTGGCAGTCCGCTTTCGGCGGCAGCCATAACGCCAACAAGGTGGCCGTTTTGGAGGAGGGCCTTAAGTACACGCCTATTTCCGTCCCGCCGGAACAGGCGCAGTTCCTTGAAACGCGGAAGTTCCAGATCAATGAGATCGCGCGGATCTTCCGTGTGCCTCCGCACATGGTGGGCGACCTGGAAAAGAGCAGCTTCTCCAATATCGAGCAGCAGAGCCTTGAGTTTGTGAAATACACCCTCGACCCGTGGGTGTCGAGATGGGAGCAGTCCATGGCGCGGTCTTTGCTTACTGCGGAGGAGAAAAAGAAGTATTTCGTGAAATTCAACGTGGACGGTCTTTTACGGGGCGATTACCAGAGCCGCATGAACGGGTATGCCGTGGGGAGGCAGAACGGGTGGATGTCTGCCAACGACATCCGGGAGTTGGAGAACCTTGACCGCATCCCGGAGGAAGCGGGCGGCGACCTGTATCTCATTAACGGGAACATGATGCCGCTTTCCATGTCCGGGGCGGCATATCAAAAAGGGAAGGAGGAGTCGGATGAAGACGAAGAAGTTTTGGAACTGGAAGAAAGTGAAAAACCAGGAAACGGGGGCGGAGGAGCGCATCCTGGAACTGAGCGGCACCATCGCGGAAGATAGCTGGTTTGACGATGACGTCACGCCGCAGCTTTTCAAGGATGAGTTGAATGCCGGGAGCGGTGACATTACCGTCTGGATCAACTCGCCGGGCGGCGACTGCGTGGCGGCGGCACAGATCTATAACATGCTCTCCAATTACAGAGGAAAAGTCACAGTAAAAATAGACGGCATCGCTGCAAGCGCCGCCAGTGTGATCGCCATGGCGGGCGACGCCGTCCTGGTATCCCCCGTTTCGATGCTCATGATCCACAACCCCGCCACCATGGCCTGGGGCGACCATGCCGAGATGCAGAAGGCCATGGATATGCTCTCCGAGGTGAAGGAGTCCATCATCAACGCCTATGTGTTAAAGACCGGGCTGTCCCGCCCGAAGCTGTCGCACCTGATGGATGCGGAGACCTGGATGGACGCCAACAAGGCGGTGGAGCTTGGCTTTGCGGATGACATCATGGCAAGGGCGAAAGCGGAGCCGGGGGAAGATGGCGGAGGGGATACAGACGGGGAGGAAAATGGGGACGGGAAAAAGCCGTCCGCCCATGGCTCCATGCTGTTCTCCCGCAGGGCGGCGGACAATGCCCTGCTGAACAAGGTCATTGCCAAATACGGGGAGAAAAAGCCAAAGGCGGGCATCGGGGAGCAGGCAAGAATCCCCGCGCCAGAGGAGAAAACAGCACCGGAAACAGAAACCGGCCGTTCCGTGGACGCACTCATGGAGCGGCTTAATTTATTGAGACATTAAGAAGGAGGATTCCATTATGACGATTCTTGAACTGCGTGAGAAACGCGCGAAGGCATGGGAGGCGGCGAAGGCGTTCTTAGATTCCCACAGGAAAGACAACGGCACCCTTTCCGCAGAGGATGACGCCGCATACACGAGGATGGAGCAGGAGATCACCGATTTGGGGAAGGAGATTGCAAGGCTGGAGCGGCAGGAGGCGCTGGACGCGGAGCTGAACCGCCCGGTCAACAAGCCCCTTACGGGGAAGCCGGGCGGAAAGGCGGATGCGGACGGCGGGGAGGATAAGACCGGGCGTGCCTCCGACGATTACCGGAAGAATTTCTGGAACGCCATGCGCTCCAAGGCGCCGATGCCTGCCGTCACCAATGCCCTGCAGGTCGGCACGGATTCCGAAGGCGGCTACCTGGTTCCGGACGAATACGAAAGGACGCTGGTGGAGGCATTGGAAGAAGAGAACATCTTCCGCCAGATGGCGAAGGTCATCCAGACCTCCAGCGGTGACCGGAAGATCCCGGTGGTGGCTACCAAAGGTACGGCATCGTGGATTGACGAGGAAGGGGCGTTCCCGGAGAGCGACGACTCCTTTGGGCAGGTTTCCATCGGCGCCTACAAGCTGGGCACCATGATCAAGGTTTCCGAGGAGCTTTTAAACGACAGTGTCTTTGACCTGCAGTCCTATATCTCCCGCGAGTTTGCCCGCAGGATCGGGGCAAAGGAAGAGGAGGCGTTCTTCACGGGCAACGGCACAGGCAAGCCGTTAGGGGTGCTTGCAGCCACGGGCGGTGCGGAAACGGGCGTGACCGCCGCATCCTCCACGGCAGTGACGGCGGATGAGCTGATGGACCTGTATTATTCGCTGAAATCCCCGTACCGCAAGAAATCCGTGTGGGTGTTAAACGACTCCACCATCAAGGCCATCCGCAAGCTGAAGGATAATAACGGGCAGTATTTATGGCAGCCGTCTTTGGTGGCAGGCACGCCGGACACGATCTTAGGACGACCGGTCAAGACCTCCGCCTATATGCCGGCCATTGCCGCAGGCGCAAAGACTATCGCCTTTGGCGATTTCTCCTATTATTGGATCGCAGACCGGCAGGGGCGCAGCTTCAAGCGCCTGAACGAGCTGTATGCGGCCACCGGGCAGGTGGGCTTCCTCGCTTCGCAGCGCGTGGACGGCAAGCTGATCCTTGCGGAGGCGGTAAAGGTGCTGGCACAGAAGGCGGCATCCGGAACCTAAAAAGAAATACAGATTTTGATGGAAGGCGGTGGCGGGCGTGCTGGTGACGCTGGAAGAGATGAAGAATTACCTCCGTGTGGACTATGACGAGGACGATGCCCTGATTGAGAATATCATCGGGGCATCGGAACGCCTCTGCATGGATGTGGCGCGGATGGACGACATGGAAGAGTTTTCTGCCGTGGAGAATGCGAAGATATCCGTGCTGTATGCGGCGGCCTACCTCTACGAACACCGGGAGGAGGCAGACCACCGCGCCCTCATGCTCACCCTGCGGGCATTGCTCTTCGGGGCGAGGAAGGAGGCGTTCTGATGGACGTGGCGGCAATGAACGTGCGGATCATGTTCCAGAAAAATGAAATGGTGTCCGATGCCATCGGGAACCATGAAAATGTGTGGACGGACTACTATTCCTGCCATGCCACCGTCAGCGATTCCCAGGGGAAGTCCTCTGCGGAAACCGGGGCGGCGGGACAGACTGTGGCGCACCCGGACATCAGCTTCACGGTGCGTTTCTGTAGGAAAGCAAAGGCTGTGGACACCACGGGCTTCCGTATCCTGTGGGACGGCGGCATTTATGACATTTTAAAGGTAGACCATCTGAACAATAAAAAACGGGCATTGAAATTCAAGTGTGAGAAAGCGGGGCGGTGAAATGTCGGACAGGGTAAGGATTGACCAGCTCGCGGCCGCAGTGATGGAAGGGCTGGCGGAGTATGCAGACCTTGCGGCGGATGAGATGAAAAAGGCAGTGAAGAAAGCGGGGAATTCCGTGAAGAAGGATATCCAGGAGGGCGCGCCGAAGGACACGGGCGCCTATGCGAAAAGCTGGTCTGTGAAAAATATAAAAGAGACTTCCAATTCCATCGAGCTGGTGGTGCATTCCAGGAACCGCTACCAGCTCTCGCACCTTCTGGAGTTCGGCCACGCCAAACGGGGCGGTGGGCGCGTTCCCGGAAGGGAGCACATCGCGCCTGCGGAGGAACGGGCGGAACGGACGCTGGAGCAGGAAATAGAAAAGGCTCTGAGGGGGTGATGTATTTATGGAAAAACTTGTAAGCATGATCGCGGAGATGGGAATCCCTTCTGCCTATGACCACTTCGCGGAAGGCGAGTCGCCGGAGCCGCCGTTTTTGTGTTATCTCCTGCCGGGGAGCGACAATTTCGCGGCGGACGGGAAAGTGTACCACAAGGGCGCAAACGTGCATCTGGAAATCTATACGGATAAGAAAGACCCGGAGCTGGAACAGCGGGTGGAGGATGTGCTGGACGCGCATGAGATTTTTTACAATAAATCGGAAACAAGGATCAGCAGCGAGCGGCTCTACGAAGTTCTGTATATTTTTGGATGGGAGGCATGACAGATGGCAAATAACAGCAAAAAGAACAAAGTGAAATACAACCTTAAAAATACGCATTATGCGATGCTCAATATTTCGGAGGACGGGACAGTCTCCTACAGCACGCCGGTCCCGATGCCCGGCTCAGTGTCCATTTCACTGGACGCCAACGGCGAGCCGGAGAATTTCTATGCGGACGGCACGGCCTATTATGTCATCAACAACAACATGGGTTATGACGGCGACCTGGAGCTTGCCATGATCCCGGAGTCCTTCCGCAAGGACGCTCTGCGGGAGGAACTGGACAGCAAGGGCGTGCTGATCGAGAACGCATCGGCGGAGCTTGCGGCGTTCGCCCTGCTCTTTGAATTTGACGGCGACCAGCGGCACATCCGCCACGTCCTCTACAACTGCTCTGCGTCAAGGCCGGGCATTGAGGGCAAGACCAATGAGGAGAGCCGGGAAGTGCAGACGGAGACGCTGACCGTCAAGGCCACGCCGCTGGCGGACGGGATGGTGAAGGCGAAGACCGGGGATTCCACGGATGAAACGGTGTATAACGACTGGTACAAGGCGGTGTATATGCCCGCGGCTGCGGATGAGACAGGCGGCGGTGGACAGGATAACGGGGAGGAAACGGTATGAGCATGACGAGGAAGATCGAGATTGACGGGAAAGAGGTGCCTTTCCGGGCATCGGCGGCCGTGCCGCGCATTTACCGCATCAAGTTCCACCGGGATATCTACAAGGACCTGAGCGCACTGGAGAAGAGCATAGGGAAGAGCGATGAGGAGAATTCCAATTTAGACCTGTTCTCGCTGGAGCTGTTCGAGAACATCGCCTTCATCATGGCGAAGCACGCCGACCCTTCCATCCCGGACACGCCGGAGGAATGGCTGGACGGCTTCGGCACGTTCTCCATCTACCAGGTGCTGCCGCAGCTCATCGAACTGTGGGGGCTGAACGTGAAGACCGATGTGGAGGCTAAAAAAAACTTCGCGCAACTGACCGCCCGATGACCACGCCGCTGTTCCTGCTGCGGTGTGTGCAGCTTGGCATCTCTATCCGGGATTTAGACCTGCTGACCATCGGCATGGTCAACGATATGTATGCGGAGAGCAGCAACGACAGCGCGGACTACTCCATTATCGCAGGGCAGGACGAGTTCGATTTATTTTAACCGCAGATTTGGATTTTTTTTGGTAATGCCTGGGCATCCGGGCTTTTTTTGTGCCGTTAAGGGGGTGCTGGTGTGGCGGCAAACAGGATAAAAGGGATTACGGTAGAGATCGGCGGCGACACCACGAAGCTCCAGACGGCCTTAAAAGGCGTGAACACGGAGATCCGGAACACGCAGTCGCAGCTTAAGGATGTGGAGAAGCTGCTGAAGCTGGACCCCGGCAACACGGAGCTGATGGCGCAGAAGCACCGGCTCCTGGGGGATGCAGTCAGAGAGACGAAGGAGAAGCTGGAGACGCTGAAAACGGCGGCGGAGCAGGCGAACGCGGCTCTTGCCAATGGGGAAATCTCACAGAGCCAGTATGACGCCCTCCAGCGTGAGATCATTGAGACGGAGAATAACCTGCGTGACCTGGAGCGGCAGGCGGGGCAGTCCGCCGTGGCATTGCAGAAGATTGCCGCCACGGGTGAGAAGTTAAAGACCGTCGGCTCCGCCATCGAGGGCGTGGGGCAGAAGCTGATGCCGGTCACTGCGGCGGTGGGCGGGCTTGGCGCGGCTGCCGTGAAGGTGGCGTCCGACTTCGACTCCGCCATGAGCCAGGTGGCGGCGGTCTCCGGGGCGACCGGGAAAGACCTGGAAGCCCTGCGTGACAAGGCAAGGGAGATGGGCAGCAAGACCAAGTTCTCCGCATCGGAAGCCGCTGAAGCGATGAATTACATGGCCATGGCGGGGTGGAAGACGAACGATATGCTCTCCGGCATCGAGGGCATCATGAACCTTGCCGCCGCCTCCGGGGAGGACCTTGCCACGACTTCCGACATTGTGACGGACGCGCTGACCGCCCTGGGGCTTTCCGCAAAGGATTCCGGGCATTTCGCTGACATCCTTGCGGCGGCAAGCTCGAATGCCAACACGAACGTATCCATGATGGGCGAGACGTTCAAATACTGTGCGCCCGTGGCTGGCGCGCTCGGCTTTTCCGCAGAGGACACTGCCGAGGCCATCGGCCTGATGGCGAATGCGGGCATCAAGTCCTCCCAGGCAGGCACGGCCATGCGCTCCATGATGACGAACCTCACCGGGGAAGTGAAGTTCGTGGGGGACGCCTTCGGGGAGCTGACGGTACAGACCACGAACACGGACGGCAGCATGAGGAGCCTTGGGGACATCCTGGCAGACTGCCGCGCGGCATTCGCACAGATGTCGGAATCAGAAAAAGCCGCCAATGCGGAGGCGCTGGTGGGCAAGAATGCCATGTCCGGCTTCCTTGCGGTGATGAACGCCGCACCGGGCGACATTGAGAAATTAAACAGCGCCATCAACAACTGCGACGGCACGGCGGAGAAAATGGCGGCCACCATGCAGGATAACCTTGCAGGGCAGCTTACAATCTTAAAGAGCCAGCTTGAGGAGCTTGCCATCTCCATCGGGGAAATCCTGATGCCTTACATCCGGCAGATCGTGGGGTGGATTCAGGGGCTTGTGGACTGGCTGAACAGCCTGGACGAAGGCACGAAGAAGATCATTGTCACAGTCGCCCTTGTGGCTGCGGCGCTCGGCCCCGTCCTGATTGTCATCGGGAAAGTGGTCGGGGCAGTCGGCACGATCATGACCGTGGTGCCGCAGATCGCCAGCGCCATTTCCGGCGTGATTGCCTTTGTGTCTGGGACGGTGATCCCGGCGATCTCCGCCGTGGTGGCGGCTATTGGATGGGTGCCTTTGGCGATTGCAGCGGTAGTGGCGATCCTCGTGGTGCTGTACAACAAATGCGAATGGTTCCGGGAGGCGGTGAACGCCATCTGGACGCAGATTAAGGAATTTTTTGTTTCCGCCTGGGAGGTTATCTGTTCTTTCTTTACGGAAACCATACCGAATGCGTGGAATTCCCTGGTGTCATTCTTCCAGGGCATCCCGGCATGGTGGAGCGGGCTGTGGCAGTCCGTGGGTGACTTCTTTGGCAACATCTGGACGAATATGATGAACAATCCGGTGCTTACGGGCATCGTGGACATGATACGCTCCCTGTGGGAGAACCTCTCCACGACGCTGCAGGGCATCTGGAACGGCATCAAGACGGCGGCTTCCGGGGCATGGGAGCTGATTAAGAATGTCGTGCTGGGGCCGGTGCTTCTTCTTATCGACCTGGTGACGGGGAATTTTACCAAGCTGAAGGAAGACGCCGCCAACATCTGGAACAACATCAAGAATGCGGCTTCCAATATCTGGAACGGCATCAAACAGGTGGTGGGATCGCTGGCGCAGGGGCTTGCGAACCACGTCTCCATCCTGTTCAACGGGCTGAAAAACACAATCGCAAATATCTGGACGGCAATCAAGAATACAGCCTCGTCCGCCTGGAACGGGCTGAAAAATCTTGTGTCGTCCATCGCGTCCAATCTGAAACAGGCGGCGGTGAACGCTTTCAAGGCCATGGTGTCCGGGATACGCTCCGCGCTTTCCTCCCTGGGGAGCGTGGTGCAGTCCGGGTTCCAGTCCGCCATCAGCTTCATCACCTCGCTGCCGGGGAAGGCGCTGGAATGGGGGAAGGACTTCATCAACGGGATCGCGGACGGCATCCGCGGCGCCATCGGCAACGTGGTAAATGCGGTATCGGACGTGGCGGACAAGATACGCTCCTTCCTGCATTTTTCCGTGCCGGACGAGGGACCGCTGACAGACTACGAAAGCTGGATGCCGGACTTCATGTCCGGGCTGGCAGAGGGCATCGAAAAGAGCCGGGGCATGGTGAAGAAGGCCGTGTCCGGCGTGGCGTCCGACTTAATGCTCCAGCCGCAGGCGGCAGTCCAGGGGATGCAGGGCGGACGGGATTCCTCCGGGGATTCTTCCGTAAGCGAGCTTTTAGGAGGGCTCCGGGAGATGCTTTCCGGCCTGCAGGAAATGGCGGGCGGCGGGACCATCTGCATCCCCGTGTATGTAGGCGGGACGCTGCTGGACGAAGTTGTGGTGGACGCGCAGGCAAGGCAGAACTTAAGGTCGGGAGGGAGGTAAGGCGGCATGGCGTATATACAGTATCTGGCAATTGACGGTGTGCTGCTCCCCCTGCCCGATTCCTACGAGGTGCAGATGGCGGACGTGGAGGCGGATTCCGGCGGAGAGACGGAGGCCGGGACCACGCAGCGGGACGTGGTGAGGATGGGCGTGGTGTCCATCCCCGCCGCTTTCTCCGTCTCCCCGAAATGGCTGAAACTGCTGACAGGGTTTAAACAGAAAGAAAAACTGACTGTGGACTACTTTGACACGGAGACGCTGGAAATAAAGCGGACGGAGATGTTTATCAGCGGCTATAAGGCAAGCCTCGTAAAAGACACGTCCTATAAGGGGCTTTGGAAGGTGTCGTTCACACTGAAAGAATTATAAAAACACAGGGAATCCCGGAAGGAGGTGTGGCGGATGTACCCGGTGAGCGATGCGTTCCTGCGGGCGGTGCAGGAGAACACACGGAACTACCGCTGGACGGGGCAGATCACGACAAAGGGCGGCGCTGTATACCCGTTTGTTTATGAAGATATCGTGAAGGGGAGCGGGTACATCACGGCGCAGTGCTGCGGCAGCGCGGAGATCGAGCTGGGGACGGTGTACGCCGCCGAGATGGGCATCACGCTCTTTTCCCAGATTGACCGCTATACGCTGGAAGGGGCGGAAGTGCGGCTGTCCTACCACCTGCGGCTTGCGGATGGAAGTTATGAGGAAGTGCCGATGGGCATCTTCGAGGTCAGCGAGGCGAACCGGACGGCGCACTGCCTGGAGCTGAAAGCCTATGACTATATGCTGCGCTTCGAGAAGAGTTTCAACGGCTTTGAGACGGTGGGCAACGCCTGGGCTTTCCTGGATTTATGCTGTAAAGCCTGTGCCGTGGAGCTGGCGCACACACAGGCGGAGATCGAAGCCATGCCAAACGGCACGGAGCTGCTCTCCATCTACCCGGAGAATGACATCGAAACTTACCGTGACGTGCTGTACTTTGTCGGGCAGGTGCTTGGCGGCTTTTTCTGCATCAGCCGGGAAGGGAAGCTGGAGCTGCGCAAATACGGGACACAGCCGGTGATGGAGGTAAAGAGCAGGCACCGGTTCACCAGCAGCTTTTCCGACTTCATCACCCGGTACACTGCGGTCAGCTCCACGAACCTCCGCACACAGACGGCAGAGTATTATGCCCTGGAGCCGGACGACGGGCTGACCATGAACCTGGCGGTGAACCCGCTCCTGCAGTTCGGGCTGGAGGAAACGCGGGAAACGCTCTGCCGGAACATTTTAAGAGACCTGTCGGTAGTCAGTTATGTGCCGTTTGATTCCAGCACCATTGGGAACCCGGCGCTTGACCTTGGGGATGTGCTGACCTTTTCGGGCGGGCAGGCGGACGGGAGCCAGACCGCGTGTATCACTTCCTCCAACTGTAAGATCGGCGGCAAACACACTTTGAAATGCGTTGGGAAGAACCCAAGGCTGGCGCAGGCGAAGTCCAAGAACGACAAGAACATCTCCGGCCTCTTAAACCAGATCGAGGCGGGGAAGATCGGGATACACACCTTTACCAACGCCTCCGCTTATACGGTGGCAGAGACCAATGTGCGGATCATCAGCATTGAGTTCGCAGCGAAGGAGGAGACCCATGTGCAGTTTTTCGGGCAGGTGCTGGTGGATGTGTCTGCGGAGCAGGTGGGCCGGTCCGCCACTGCCAGCGGGAGCATCGTGGTACCATTCCCGGCATCGGGAGGGAGCAGTGGGGATGTGTCTGCTGGGACTGGTGAGGATGGAGGGGAAAACACGGGAACCGGCACAGGGGATGGCAGCGGGGAGCCTGGCACGGATACGGAGAATGTCGCGGTGGATGTGGAGCTTCCGGTCACATGGACGGAGGACGGGAAGGCGGTGGCGTATGTCACCTACGAATTCAACGATTCTGAAATACTCATCCATTACCCGGCGGAGACCTGGGGGAGCGGGAAACATATCCTTTCCCTCTATTATCCAATCGATAACCTTGTGCCGAACATCACAAATACATTCAACGTCCACCTGCGGATGGAGGGAGGCACAGCGGCGATCAGCACGGGCGGGTGCATAGCCTCCATCAGCGGCCAGGGCATGGCTGCGGGCGCGGCATGGGACGGCACGGTCACAATAGAGGAATATGTGCAGCCGTTTGCGGTCGGCGGCGGTCTGCGAGCAAAGGCGTTTTCTGGGGAGATGGGATTTGAGACAATGGAGCTGGTGAAGAAATTTTATTCCGACAACATCAAAAAGGCGGTCATCGGCGCGTTCGGGAAGCCCGTGGAGCTGCCGCAGGAAGGAGAAAGGTAAGATGAAGCTGAAAGGGACGATGGTAATGGAACTGACGGATGAGGCCACGGGGGAAGTGGAAACGGTCACAGAGGGGAACATGGTGACGGAGGCGGTGAACGACATCCTGGGCATGAACCCCATGGGCGTGTTCTACTCCGAGGAGGAGCTGGGGGATGTGCTTGCATGGAACAATGTGCTGCTCCCCATCTGCCCGAACATGGTCGGCGGCATCCTGCTCTTCCCCCAGACGCTGGAGGAGGATGCCGCCCACATCTATGAGATGTCGGGCAACCTCCCGGTGGCGTATGCCTCCAACAACGTGAACACCACGGCGAACACGGCCAGGGGCAGCATGAACCAGACGGAGAGCAAGGCGTTAGAAAACGGCTATAAATTTGTGTGGGAGTTTACGCCCAGCCAGGGCAACGGCACCATCGCGGCGGTGGCGCTGACCAGCGCCCAGGGCGGGCAGAACGCCTACGGGAGCCTTGTGGGGGACGCCAGCACGTTCCTCAAGATAAAAAAGCTGGACATCGGGGACCTTGGGAAGGCGAAGCAGATGGTGCTGTTCGAGGCGGCGGAGGTGGATTTTGGAAATGACCTGCTGTACTCCATCACCTTTGCGGATTCCAGCGTGCGGATACGGAAAGTCCGCATCCCCATCTTCACTATCGGGCTGAACGAAAAGCTGGACGATTCCACCTATACCGTGCTGGAAGACCATGCCGTACAGACGGAGACGTTCCTGTTTTTGGGCAGCTACACGAAGTACGGGGAGTTCCTGGACGGGCAGGACGGGTACTGGTACGGCTTCTCCAACCAGGGGAATTCCTCCGGGAACGCAAAGATGCTGTGGGTGAAGATCTCCAAGGCCGACTATTCCATGACGGAAGGGGAATGGACGCTCTCCAACGCAAAGCTGATGGCGGTGGGGGAGCGGGACACGGACAGTAGCTATCCGGAAAGGAGCTGCCGGTGCTGTATGCGGGGCGGTTACCTGTATGTCCCTGCGTATGACAAGAAGGGCATCTATAAGATCAATGTGGCGAATACGGCAGACGTGACGCTGCTCGCCTTCGGCTTCACTTCCAAGATGAAGCCGCTGGGCGAGTCCGGGACCTGCGAGCTGTACCTGACGCTGGTGGGCGACCTCATCGTCGGCGGGGACTTCCAGGTCACGGCGGCGGATGCGGTCATCCATACCCAGGGGAGCGCGAGGCTTGGCTGCCTGGCTACGCCGCTGTTCCAGCACAAGCAGTTCCTTGTGGGGTGGGGAGGCAGCTATGGGAACGAGTACCGCCATATGTACCTGCTGACGCCGTACCTTGCCACCATCAACAACCTGTCCTCGGCGGTGGTGAAGGATGCCAACAAGACCATGAAGATCACCTACACGCTGACGGAGGAGGCATGACGGACAGCTTTACGGCAGGGGGATGCGTTTCCCCTGCCGTGATAAAAGGGTGGTGTGTGCCGGGTGCCCCGGCGTGCGGCGTTTCTTTAGTTCCGGGAGTCCGGTTCAGATGCGGCGTATTTTGTGGACGGCTCCGCGACCATGGAGAGGGAGGCGGCTTCGGCTTCAATGCCGCGCTTCATCTGCTCAAGCTGCGCGATCCTTTTTTCAAGCTCCGCCTGTGCCTCCCGCTGCTCCTTTGCCGCCAGCTCTTCTGCGGTGAGGGTGCGGATGTGGATGGAGCCTTCCTCATATTCAACGATGAGCGGCGCCCCGATGGTGAAGCCGAGCTGCTCCAGCCACCACCCTTCCATCTGTATCTTCGGGACTGCGGTGCATGGACCGGTGCCGCTGTGCAGGGTGCCGCCGCTCTGGCAGTGGCGGTAGGTGTAAACGACTTTGATGTTCTTTGTCTTCATAAGGTGTCCTCCTGATTATTTTGTTTTCCCCTGCCGCCTCCCGGTTTTTTTGCAGGCGGGGCTTCGGGTAGTGTTATTAATCACTCTGAAGCCGTGAAATAGCAAGGAAAACAGGGGCATAAATGTGACAAAGATCCCCACAGATACTTGTGTAAACGACACAAATAAATGTTTCACGGAAACTGGCGGATGCCCATTGCGGACACCCGCTTTTTCATACAAAAAACTTTTAAAGGAGGGTTTCACTATGAAGGAATTCTGGAACACGATCCAACTCATCTTTACGGCCATCGGTGGATGGCTCGGCTGGTTCCTCGGCGGCTGTGACGGGCTGCTGTATGCACTCATCGCTTTTGTCGTGGTGGATTATATCACGGGCGTGATGTGCGCTGCAGCGGATAAGAAGCTGTCCAGCGAGGTGGGCTTCAAGGGCATTGCGAAGAAGGTGCTGGTCTTCCTGCTGGTGGGGATCGCCAACATTCTCGATGTGCAAGTCATCGGGAGCGGTTCGGTTTTACGGACGGCGGTTATCTTTTTCTATATTTCCAATGAGGGCGTGAGCCTCCTGGAGAATGCCGGACACCTTGGGCTGCCCATTCCGGAGAAGCTGAAGGACATCCTGGCGCAATTACACGACCGGGCAGAAAACGGGAAGGGGGACGGAGAGTAATGAGACTGGTGGAATCGATCATGACAAGGAACCCCTGTTATGCCGTAGGGAGGAAGATCACAGTGAAAGGGCTGATGCTCCATTCCGTGGGCTGCCCGCAACCGAAGGCATCCGCTTTCATCAATAGCTGGAACAGTCCGTCGCATGACGGTTCCTGCGTCCACGGCTTCATTGACGGGAACGATGGCACGGTGTACCAGACGCTCCCGTGGAACCACCGGGGATGGCACTGCGGAAGCGGTAGCAAGGGGAGCGGGAACAATACCCATATCGGGGTGGAGATGTGCGAGCCTGCGTGTATCAAGTATACGGCAGGATCAAACTTTACCTGTTCCGATATTGCCACGGCAAAAGCGGTGGCAAAAAGGACCTATGAGGCGGCGGTGGAGTTGTTTGCCATGCTCTGTAAGAAATACAGCCTCAATCCATTGGCGGACGGTGTCATCATCAGCCATCGGGAAGGGCACAGCCGGGGCATTGCCAGCAACCACGGTGACCCGGAGCATCTGTGGGCCAGCTTGGCATGGGATATACGATGGATGGTTTCCGTAAGGCGGTCAAAGCAGCGATGGGCGGCACAGTTTCCGACGGCAGCGGTACGGAGGGATACACAAAGATCATGGGAAATGCGGCAGCAACAGCGGAACAGATGCGGACTTACCTCAAAGCGAAGAATCCGGATGTGGCGCAGTCTGTCCTTGACATGGTTCCGCTGTATCTTTCGGAAGGAAAAGCGGAGGGAGTACGGGGCGACATCGCCTTTGCGCAGTCCTGCCTTGAGACCGGGAACTTCACCTTTTCCGGCTCTGCGGTCACGCTCTCACAGAACAATTTCTGCGGCATGGGTGTGACTTCTAACGGTGTGAAGGGGAATTCCTTTGACACGCCGCAGTTTGGCATCCGGGCGCAGGTGCAGCACCTGAAAGCCTACGCATCTACGGATACCCTTAAGAATGCCTGCATTGACCCGCGTAATAAGTATGTTACGAGGGGCTGTGCAGAATATGTGGAGTGGCTTGGGCAGAAGGAGAATCCGGATAGGAAGGGATGGGCGGCAGGCGTCGGTTATGGGGAGAAGATCATCGCTATCCTCAAAGGCATCCTCGGAACGTCCGTCACTCCCACGGAAACCTGGTACCGTGTCCGTAAGACATGGGCGGATGTTGCATCACAGAAGGGAGCGTTCAAAGTGCTGGAGAACGCGAAGAAATGTGCGGATGCCAATCTGGGCTATTCCGTCTTTGACGGGAAGGGCAGCAAAATCTATCCTACAAATTCATCTGCAAAGAAGTCTGTTGACGCCATTGTCCGCGAGGTGATCCAGGGTAAGTGGGGCAACGGAGCGGAACGTAAGCAGAAGCTGACCGCCGCAGGTTACGATTACTCGGCGGTGCAGAAAAGGGTAAATGAATTATTGAGATAAATCTTATGAGCCGCGGGTGTTTGGATAGATTCTAAATACCTGCGGCTCTTTTTTCGTTGAACAGCACTTCGGATTCTGCCGTTTTCTTTTGCCTATAGACACATCAAGAGCGTGGAGGTGCCTATGATGACGGCAGAACAAAAATCAGATATTATTTCGTTGCGTTCCAATGGACTCACATATTCGGAAATAGCAGACCGATTGGAGCTTTCCATAAATACGGTCAAATCTTTTTACAGGCGGTGCAAAGATACTTCCAAGGAAACCGCCTCATCATACTGCAAATGCTGTGGAAAGCCTATCGTGCAGCCGACAGGGGCGAGGGAAAAGAAATTCTGCTCTGATGTGTGCAGGATGAAATGGTGGAACAGCCACAGGGAAGCCGTCAACAAAAAGGCGGTTTACAGTTATAAGTGCGAGTGCTGCGGCAAACAGTTTCAAGCCTATGGAAGCAAAAACCGCAAATATTGTGGACGCGTCTGTTATATCAGGCACAGGTTTGGAGATGGCGATGAATAAGGAAGAATTCAGAAATGAAAAGCTGTACCAGACCACCATGCACCTTGCCCGGAAAATGCTCTCCGATGGGCTTATATCAGAGGATGAGTATCGTCAGATTGATACAATGTTCCTTGAGAAATACCGTCCAACTTTGGGTACATTATTTTCCGAATCCGCTTGCTATTTGGGGCGAAAAGAGTGATGTATAGCAGCGGAAGGAAGTGATTTTATGGCGAAAATAACAAAGGTCGAGCAGACACTGCCGACCATAAAAGAAAAGAAAAAAGTCGCCGCCTATGCCCGCGTTTCGATGGAATCAGAGCGCATGAACCATTCCCTTTCCGCACAGATCAGCTACTACAGTTCTCTGATACAGAAAAATCCTGACTGGCAGTACGCGGGCGTGTTTGCGGATGATGGAGTTTCCGGTACGGGGACGGCCAAGCGAAGCGAATTCCGGCGGATGATTGAAACCGCTGAAAACGGCGAAATTGATATCATCCTCACAAAGTCGATTCAGCGGTTTGCAAGAAACACGGTAGATTTGCTGGAAACGGTGCGGCACTTAAAGGACATCGGCGTGGAAGTGCGTTTCGAGAAGGAGCATATCAATTCCATGAGCGGTGACGGCGAACTGATGCTCACTATCCTTGCATCCTTTGCGCAGGAAGAGAGCCGCAGCATTTCTGAAAATGTGAAGTGGGGAACAAGAAAACGCTTTGAAAAGGGCATACCGAATGGGAAATTCCGCGTCTATGGATACCGCTGGGAAGGTGACGAGCTGGTCATCGTGCCGGAGGAAGCGAAGATTGTGAGACGGATTTTCCAGAATTTCCTGGACGGTAAGTCGAGACTGGAAACAGAGCGGGAATTTGCTGCCGAGGGCATCACCACGAGGGAGGGATGCCGCTGGGTGGATTCCAACATCAAGGTGGTGCTGACGAACATCACATACACGGGAAACCTTCTCCTGCAGAAAGAGTTCATTGCTGATCCCATTTCCAAACAGCGGAAAAAGAACCACGGCGAGCTTCCCCAGTATTATGTGGAGGACACGCATCCCGCCATCATTGACAAGGCGACATTCGATTATGTCCAGTCCGAGATTGCGAGACGGAAGGAATTAGGCTGCTTTGCGAACAAGGCTCTGAACCTTTCCTGTTTCTCCACGAAAATCAAGTGCGGGAACTGTGGACGGAGTTATGTCCGCTCCGCCAGAAAGCGCGGCCAGTATGTCCTCTGGACCTGCGGCTCAAAAAAAGGCAGGGGCAAGGTAAGCTGCGGAGCAAAGGACGTGCCGGAGGAGCAGCTAAAGCGTATCTGCTGTGACGTGCTGAGGCTTGGTGAATTCGATGCCGACATATTTTCGGGGCGGATTGAACAGGTCAGAATCATCGGCACGGACACGATGGAGTTCCATTTTTACGATAGAAGCTCCGTTGAAACGAAATGGAAAACCACGGCGAAACGAGATATGTGGACACCAGAGAGAAAAGCACTCTGGAGCGAATATAATTATGCTGGCGGCAGGAATGGCACGGGCATGGGCTTCAATGAGTATGTGAAACGGAAGGAGGGGAAGATGCATGGCACAAAGAAAAGTGACGACAATTCCGCCGACAATCAGCCGCTACACGGCGGTGCCGATTAGTAGCACAAAAAAACGCCGTGTTGCCGGATATGCCCGCGTTTCGACCGAGCACGAGGATCAGGCCACAAGCTATGAAGCACAGGTCGATTACTACACGAATTACATCAAAAGCCGAGACGATTGGGAGTTTGCAGCCATATATACGGACGAAGGTATCTCTGCGACGAACACCAAAAAACGCGAGGGATTTAAAGCAATGATTGCCGATGCCCTTGCCGGGAAAATCGACCTTATCATCACCAAGAGCGTCTCCCGTTTCGCAAGGAACACGGTGGACAGCCTGACCACCATCCGGCAGCTGAAGGAGCATAACGTCGAGTGCTATTTTGAAAAGGAAAATATCTGGACATTTGACTCCAAGGGTGAACTGCTTATCACCATCATGTCGAGCCTTGCACAGGAAGAGAGCCGCTCCATTTCCGAGAATGTCACATGGGGGCAGCGCAAGCGCATGGCGGACGGCAAGGTCAGCTTTGCCTACAGCCGCTTCATGGGGCTGGATATGGACAAAGAGACAGGAAAGATTGTGGTCAATCCTGAACAGGCGGAAGTTGTGAGGCTGATTTTCCGACTGTTCCTTGAAGGCATGACGCCGCATTCCATCGCTGCGGAACTTACACACCGGGGCATCAAAACGCCTGGCGGCAAGGATGTGTGGAACCAGCAGACGGTTCGCAGGATGCTCTCGAACGAGAAATACAAAGGCGATGCGCTCCTGCAGAAGGAATTCACGGTAGACTTCCTGCAGAAGAAAATGAAGAAGAATGAGGGTGAGGTGCCGCAGTACTATGTGGAAGGAAACCACGAAGCCATAATCAGTCCCGCTGTATTCGATATGGTGCAGGCGGAGCTTGCGAGACGAAGCAAAGGCGGCACACGCTACAGCGGCGTGAGCATTTTCTCCAACAAGATAAAATGCGCCGACTGCGGCGGGTGGTTCGGCTCGAAGGTCTGGCATTCCACAGACCGGTACCGCAAGGTCATCTACCGCTGCAACCGCAAGTACAATGGCGAGAAATGCGGGACTCCCCACGTCACGGAGGACGAGGTCAAGGCGGCGTTCGTGTCAGCTTACAACCAGCTGGTGACCGAGAAGAAAGAGATCATCGCCAATGCGGAGATTATCCGCAGGACGCTCTGCGCTACCGACTCCCTGCGGGAAGAAAGGCAGAAGCTGGAGGACGAGATGTTGGTACTGGTGGAGATGACGCAGAGCATCGTAGCAGAAAACGCCCGCATCGCGCAGGACCAGGACGAGTACCAGAATCGATACGATGGACTGGTTCAGAGGTATGAAACGGCAAAGACGCGGTACGATGAGGTGGCAGCCGCCATCTCCGCCAAGGAAGCGCAGAGCGAAAGGCTGGTGGACTTTATCAGAATGCTGAAAAAGCAGGACGGCTCCATTGCAGAATTTGACGAACGGCTCTGGGGCTGCATGGTGGACTTCGTGACGGTCGGCAGGAAAAAGGAAATCACGGTCACCTTCCGCGATGGGACGGAGATTCAGGCATAACAGAATAATGGCGAAACTGGCATTCGGCTTCGGCCGGGTGTCTTTTTTCTCCGATGGATTGAAAATGTGGAAATAAAGTGATACAATAAATTGTACGGATAGGATAATTTATTTCAAAGGACATGGGCAGGTGAGGGGCAATGTTGAAAAACAACATAGAAGTCGATGTAAAGGTCAAATGCATAGAAGCGGAAACTACACAGGCAAAACTCGCCGAAGATATCGGTACCACGCCGTCTTATGTGAATCGGCTGATTAAGAAAAGCGAAAAAATTGTAAATAAGACGTTCATACAGATGCTTGAATCCTTGGGGTATGATGTCGAATTGACTTATGTGAAGAAAGAATAATCCGAAAGGAGCAGCTTGTTCATGGGTGAGAAAGTATATAAACCTATAGTGAAAGATGGAGATCATCTTATTCGCTCCAAGGATAATCCTGATCGCGTGAGGGGATTGACACGGGATGAGAATAACCAAAACCCTGATATTATTGAATGGGAAGAATACGATATTGATGATTTAATAAACGATGATTATGAACCATACCCTTATGAGGAGCGCCGTGTTCGGCTTACACCGGAGCAGGAGGAATTTGCCCAGCAAGTTGGCGAAGCCTTGGGAGCGGCTATTGTTGCAGGAGGTATTTTCCTGTTCCGAAATGTTGTTTCTCCATGGTGGAAGAACACAGCATGGCCTTGGATTAAAGAAAAAGGACACAGAATAAAAAGCAAGGTTGGTGGGAAAACAGAGCAGAAATCTTCCTTTACCACAAAAACTGCAATAATGGAGAAAACCAAACCTGACAGGCGACTTGAAGAAGTTTCAACACAAATCGATAAGGCTTTTGAGCAGCTCTATTTTGATATGGATGAAAATGAAGCCAAAACGCACATGATGCGTCTGGTTTACCATATGCTCGGAGTAGTTAATGAAATCCGTATTATCAGTAATGCCCGCATTCGTAAGGACTGCGAATCGGAAGAAGGGTGTATTGAACGTCAGAAAGAGGCTGAGAAATTTCTTTCAAGGAAAGTGGCTTTTGAACTTGACCAGTTACTCTCAAACGAGAATCTACGACTGGATTTAAACACTTCCAGAGAATTATTTTCATTGACTGGCGGAGGTGTTCGTCTCAATGGTGAGTATGTTCCCGTACAAGCTATTAAGATAGATGAAGCGTTAAAAGCTATCACAATTTCGGAATAAGAAAAGTGTAATTGATTTTATAAAAAGGTGATTTATATGAGAGGCAATGTTAAAGTAATAAAATTCACTGCGTTTGTGTCAATCTTGTTTTTGGCACTAACTTATTTTACTACGGTAAACATGGAAACACATATGCTTGAGTTAAATACGATATGGTTTTCAAATAATTTCGTCCTTACAATATTTGGAGGAGCTTTTGCAAGTATGCTCGTTGTTTTGATTTGCGAGGTGCAAAAATATATCACAGCAAAGGCATCTGTTGAGGAATATATTTTTTATCAGGCACTCTATCTGTATCAGGCATTATTTTTGATGAAACAAAACATATGTGATTATCAAAGAAATACAGAAGCTGGTGTTCCGGATAATCTTTTAGATGAAACATCAAGAATGATTCAAAGTGAGATTTTTGCATTGCAGAGTACTGATTATGCACCGTTCAAACAAAAAAATCTCTTGCTAACAGCACACCAGAAGTTTTGCAGGGAAACAGCAATAGATTTTCAGCCCATTTTGAAAGGTTGCAATGCAGTAAAAATTGCAATCAATAAAGTGAAAATTGATTATTTGCAGCAGAATGTTTTAAACAGAATTGTTACTTCTGCAGATGAACCGCTTCAAACAGTATTGTCTATCCAGCTTGGTAGAGTTTCAGATGCTTTAAGGAAAGTTGATGAATATCTGAAAGATATTGATAAGTATTGTAACCAGCGATATGATTGGGAAAAACAAAGAGAACAGATACATTCCAACTATGTGAATATATTTGAAGCATGGAATTTTGAAAAAGAGTTCCAAAAAGAAACCTAGCCTAAAAACCATATATTCCGCAATGGTGCATACGGCATCGTTATGATGAGTATGCAAAATGTACCTATGCGGATAACATCGTTAAGGAAAGAAGCAAAAAGAGATCCAGCGGCATTTGCACCAAAAATGCACCAAAGGGCAGGCTTGGGTGCAAATTTTAGAGGTTCGTGTAATTGTATCATTTTAGACATGGCAACAGAGCCGTCTATGGGTACGGGGCATTTCTTTGGGACCATGCCGGAGCAGCTGCGGGGCAGCAGGCTTTTTGGCGTGGAAAAGGACAGTATCAGCGGCAGGATTGCAAAAATTTTATACCCGCAGGCAGAGATACAGGTAAAGGGGTTTGAGGAAACAGATTTTACGGACAACTTTTTTGACGTGGCAGTAGGCAACGTGCCCTTCGGGGATTTTAAGGTCTATGACAGGAAGTACAATGCGGAGAATTTCAAAATCCACGATTACTTTGTGGCAAAATCCATTGACAAGGTAAGGCCGGGCGGTATCGTTGCAGTAATTACCACAAAGGGAACGATGGACAAGAAAAATAACAGCGTCCGGAAATATCTGGCGGAGCGTGCAGAGCTTGTCGGGGCGGTCAGGCTTCCAAACAGTGCATTTAAGGCAGAGGCGGGTACGGAGGTCACCAGTGATATTTTATTCTTCCAGAAAAGGGAGAGAAAAATATCGGCAGAGCCGGACTGGATTCATCTCGGCATGACGGAAAACGGAGTACCGGTCAATTCGTATTTTGTGGAACATCCGGAAATGATGTTAGGACGCATGGAGTATGACACCGGCAGGTATGGCAGTGATTCCGGTTATACAGTATGTGTCAATGATGATAAGGATTTTGACCTGCAGGGGGCATTGCAGCAGGCGTTAGGCCGCCTTTCCGTACAGATACCGGATTATGAGGTTTTATCAGGGCCGGGGGAGGAACCGGAGGAAAGCCTGCCTGCCGATCCGGACGTGAAGAATTACACCTACACGTTTGTGGACGGGGTGCTGTATTACCGGAAAGATTCCAGGATGTACCGGCAGGAGGTGGGAAATACGGTGCTTGAAAGGATAAGGGGAATGGACGGCATCCGGAAATGCACAAGGCATCTGATAAACATCCAGTTAAAAGGCTGCAGTGAGGGGGAATTAAAGGCAGTGCAGGAAAAATTAAATGCCGTATATGATAAATATATAAAAAAATACGGGTATATCACTTCACAGGGTAATTCGAGGGCCTTCCGGGACGACGAGGATTACCCTCTTTTATGCTCACTGGAAAACGTGGACGAGGAAGGGATTGTCACGAAAGCGGACATGTTCACAAAGCAGACCATCCGGGCAGCAAATAAGACAGAACGGGTGGAAACGGCGGTGGAGGCGCTGAACCTTTCCGTATGTGAATACAACGGCGTCAACATCCCCTATATGCTGGAAGTCTATGAGCCGGACATCGTCGGGCAGATTAACAAACTGCGGGCAGGGCAGCAGGACAGTGTGGAGAGAGAGAACAGCCTGCAGCAAAGCAAAGCGGAGCCTGCCCCTGCGGAACAGGCCATGTTATCAGAAGAAACAAAAGAGGAATTAAAGCGGGACAAGCTGCTGGAGGAGCTGAAAGGCATTATCTTCCTAAACCCGCTGAAATATCTGGAGCATGACAAAAACCGGGGATGGGAGACAGCAGATGAATACCTGTCCGGCAACGTGAGGGATAAGCTGCGGCTGGCGAAAGCGGCTGCGGGGGAGCGCCCGGAACTGTTCGGGGACAACGTGGCGGCGCTGGAGCAGGTGCAGCCGCAGGATCTGGATGCCGGGGAGATTGACGTGCGGATCGGCACGACGTGGATTGAGCCGGAGGACTATGAGAGATTCCTGTATGAAACCCTCCACACACCGGAGAGGGCGCAGGCAAAGAGGAGTCTGTATTTTTCACACGGCATACAGGTACATCTCAACAAGTTCCAGATGGAGTGGTTCGTGGAAAATAAATCTCTGGATAAAACTTCGGTAGCAGCAACAAAAACCTATGGCACTTCAAGGATGGATGCCTACACGATTTTTGAGAACACTTTGAACCTGCGTACCGTCACGGTCAGGGACCGCATTGAGGATGGCGGCGGGAAGTACCATTATGAGGAAAACCAGAAAGAAACCATGTTAGCAAGGGAGAAACAGAACCAGTTAAAGGAGGCATTCCGTGAGTGGATATTCGCTGATCCGGAAAGGAGGAACAAATATGTCAGGTATTATAATGAGACCTTTAATAACGTGCGGCTGCGGGAGTATGACGGCAGCCATTTACAGTTCCCCGGCATGAACCCGGACATACAGCTAAAGCCGCACCAGAAGAATGCCATTGCAAGGGTTTTGATGGGCGGGAACACGCTGCTTGCCCACTGTGTGGGTGCGGGCAAGAGCTTCGAGATGATGGCGGCGTGCATGGAGCAGAAACGGCTCGGCCTGGCAAATAAGACGGCAATGGTGGTGCCGAAGCCGTTAATCAGCCAGACCGCCAGTGAGTTCCTGCGCCTCTACCCTTCTGCCAACATTCTTGTGGCAACGGAACGGGATTTTGAGAAAAAAAGGAGGAAACAGTTCATTTCCCGCATTGCCACCGGGGATTATGACTGCATCATCATGTCACACTCGCAGTTTGAGAGTACGACTTGTTGCTAGACAAAGGCAGTGCGTAGGTACTGCGTACAAAACTAGCGTGGATTATTTTAATCCATAACTGTTATTGCGATAGGTGGAATGAGAGGGTAACGCCTTGAAACGCCTGCTCAAAGAAACGCCATGCAAAAGGGGAGATAATGCCCCTGCTGTATGAAGTGCGTTAAGATGTCCAGTGTCCGCCCTAACAAGTAATGTTGAGGAAAACCGAACCAGAGGTGGTCGAGCGGTATAGGGCTAGAGTCTATAAAATACCTATGGTTAGGATGTTATTGAATTAGCTGACGAAGTGGGGAATGTACGAATCTAAAATTGGACTGCGTAGAAATGCGTAGAGGGACACGTAAGTGTGGCAACTGTGGTAGAGTAAAAATTTTCGATATGAAATACCATATAGTGTTACAGGCACTATCAAGGTTGCAGGTTCATACTCACGACCTAAGGGTATAGATGGAAAGATAGCAGTAACGGAACAAGGAAAGCCTGAAAGACGGAGAAATTATCTTCGGCGAAGTCTTAGTAAGGAAAAGCAGAGGCTATAACTTACTTTAATTCAGGTGAAAGTGGTGGCACCAAGCTATGAAGTTTCTGTAATGGAAATGGAGCGATAGCCACCAGACGGAAAATTACAATGGAAAGAGAGGTAGATTCGTTCAAGGTTCGGGTATGACTAAGAGATGCTGAAATTCCGAAAGGGAGGTTAGCAGACTTGGACACGAAAGCCAAAAAGAGAAAACAGCTAAGAAATAATGAGTATTACGATATGCAGGAGATTTTTGACCAACTGTATGCAAACGCAGGGAATAATGCAAAATTCACACATTTAATGCAAATCGTAATGAGTGCGGAAAACATCAAACTTGCATATAGGAATATCAAGAAAAACAAGGGTTCAGATACCAAAGGGACTGACGGAAAGACAATAAGGGACTATGAAAGTATGAATGAGGAAGAAATGATTGCATACTTTCAGTCCAAAATGATGAATTATAATCCGAAAAGCGTCAGACGGGTAGAGATACCAAAACCGAATGGGAAAATGAGACCACTGGGTATTCCGTGCATGGAAGACAGAATCATACAGCAGTGCCTAAAGCAAGTGCTTGAACCGATATGCGAAGCAAAGTTTTACAAGCATAGCTACGGGTTCAGACCAAACCGTTCCACAAGGCACGCGGTAGCAAGATATTCTTATCTTGTAAACATCATGCGGCTGTACTATGTGGTTGATGTCGATATAAAAGGATTTTTCGACAATGTAAACCATGCAAAACTAATGAAGCAGTTGTGGGCAATCGGCATAAGGGATAAATGCGTCCTGAGTGTCATCGGCAAGATACTGAAATCAGAGATAGAGGGTATCGGAATTGCGAGAAAAGGTGTTCCACAGGGCGGAGTTATCAGTCCGTTGCTTGCGAATGTTGTACTGAATGAACTGGACTGGTGGGTTGCAGGTCAATGGGAGAATCTTCCGACAAGATATGAATACAAAGGCACGAACCATAAGTACAAAGCCATTAGAAATACAGGGCTGAAAGAAATGCACATCGTACGTTATGCTGATGATTTTAAGATATTTTGCAGCAATCCCAAAACAGCAGAGAAAGTGCTGGCAGCGACAAAAATGTGGCTGAAAGAAAGACTGGGTTTGGAAGTGAGTGAGGAAAAGACCAAAATAACTTACTTAAAGAAAAACTCAAGTGAATTTCTGGGAATTAAATTCAAGGCTGTGCCAAAAGGCAGGAAATTTGTAGCCAGAAGCCACATGACAGACAAAAATATCAATAAAGTTGCTGAAAACATCAAGAAACAGATAACAGCAATACAACACCACACTGTGAAGAATGAAGTAGTGAAGCTCAACTCCATCATTTTAGGAGTGCATAACTACTATTCAATGGCTACCATGTGTAACATTGATTTCCACAGGGTATATTTCTTAGTCAAACCGACCATGAACAGACTGAAAAAGAATTACACAAGGGGACACCCTACCAATGCAATTTATCTGAAATTATATGGGAATTACACAACCAACATTTATAACATTGCAGGAATAGACGTATTTCCGCTGTACGGTGTAGTGCTGAAAAAGACTTTAAGTTTTAAACAGGAAATCTGCAACTACACGAAAGAGGGAAGAAACCTAATCCACAGCAAGCTGAATGACGGTCTGCAAGTGCTGATTGAGTATTTATTGGAAAATCGTGATGAAACTGAAACAGTGAAATTTAACGATAACCGTATTTCAAAGTTAGCAGGGCAGAATGGGAAAAGTTTTATATCGGGTATGAAACTGCAAATAGGAAACATGGTCTGTTGTAGAAAGTCGCCAAAGAACAAAGGCGGCACAGACGACTATGACAACCTTATGTGGATTACCAAAAAAGAGCAAGAGCTGATTACCAAAGTGGAAATTTCTGAAAAAGATTTAGTAGGTGTGGAACTGAATGACAAGGCTAAGAAAAAGCTTAATTCTTTGAGGTTATTAGTGGAAAATCTACCAATTTAACAGAGTAAGGATTCGTTGGGGCGCCGTATGAGCAGGAAACTCTCACGTACGGTGCTAAGTGGGGGAAAAGGTGGAGACAACATCAAAACCTTACCTATCACAATAAATCCCGGTATCGAAAGAGAGGCGGGAGATGCTGTTAAACCGCCAGATTGACGACATCAGCTTTGCCATAGCGGAAATGAAGGAGCGAAACCGGGAACAGTGGACCGTCAAGCAGATGGAGGGGCAGAAAGCACGGATGGAGGAACAGCTGCAGAAAATGGCGGATGAAATACGGAAAGATGACAACATTACCTTTGAGGAGCTGGGCATTGACTCTCTTCTGGTGGACGAGGCCCACGCCTTTAAGAACCTTGCCGTATTTTCAAAGATGAACGTGGCGGGCATCACCGGCAGCGGCAGCCAGAGGGCGATGGACATGTACCTCAAGTGCCAGTATATCAATGAAATCAACGGTGGGCGGGGCATCGTGTTTGCCACGGGAACCCCCATCAGCAACACAATGGTGGAGATGTATGTCATGCAGCAGTTCTTACAGAAGGACACGCTGGAGCAGCTTGGCATTTACCATTTTGATTCATGGGCGGCAAACTTCGGGGAACAGACGACAGCGCTGGAACTGGATGTCACGGGCAGCGGGTTCCGTTCCAAGACAAGGTTCAATAAGTTTACCAACCTGCCGGAGCTGATGAACATTTTCCGGGAGACGGCAGACATCCAGACAAGGGACATGCTTGACCTTGACACCCCGGAGCTTCGGGATGGGAAATACATCATTGTGGAGAGCGAGCCGGACTGGTATGTGAAACAGGTCATGGAGACCTTTGTGCAGAGGGCGGAGGCAATCCGTAACGGGAGGGTCGATCCGAAAGAGGACAACTTCCTGAAAATCACCCATGAGGCAAGGCTTTTAGGCACAGACGCAAGGCTGTTGACAGCGGATGCACCGGGCAGCCCGGACGGCAAGTTAAACAAAGTGGTGGAAAACGTGCTGTATGAATACCATAAGGCGGAAGATGAGGGGAAGACCGGCACGCAGCTTATCTTTTCCGACATTGGAACACCGAAAAGACCGTGGAACCGGGAAATGTTAAGTACACAGTGGCATGAGACAGGCAGTTTTGATGTTTACAACTATATCAAGACGGAGCTGGTAAGGCAGGGCATCCCTGCGGAAGAAATCGCATTCATACATGACTGTAAATCAGACGCACAGAGGGATGCCCTGTTCCGGGAAATGCGTGCCGGCACAAAGAAAATCCTGCTCGGTTCCACCGACAAGTGCGGCACCGGGGTAAACGTGCAGACACACCTTGTGGCAATGCACCACTGCGACTGCCCGTGGAAACCTTCAAGCATTGAACAGCGCGAGGGAAGGGGGCTGCGGCAGGGCAATGAGAATGATGAGGTTGCCGTGTACCGCTATGTGACGAAAGGGACCTTTGATGCCTATTCATGGGCGCTGGTCGAAAACAAGCAGCGTTTTATCTCGCAGGTAATGACAGGAAAATCCGTGTCACGGACCTGTGAGGATATAGACGAGGCAACCCTTTCCTATGCGGAGATAAAGGCAGTGGCGACAGGCAACCCGATGATAAAAGAAAAGATGGAGGTTGACAATGACGTGCAGCGCCTGAAAATGCTCAAATCTACCTATGACAGCCAGCACTATGCCATGCAGGACAGCTTCATGGTAAAATTCCCAAAACTGATTGCAGCGGCAGAGGAGAAATTAAAGTGCGTCCATGAGGATGTCAGGGAGCGCGATAAAAGGCTGTCTGCCGGGGCAGATTTTTCTATCCGGGTAGGCGGGATGACGTTTACGGAGAGGGTGGATGGCGGCACCGCTTTTCTGTCTGCCGCCGGCAAATGCAGGACAGGGCAGACGACGGAAGTAGCGGAATACAAAGGCTTTTCCGTCCTTGTGGAAAAGAATTTCATGGGGGCGGATTATCTGGTGCTGCGGGGAAAGACGGAGTATAAGGCGGAGATTTCCACTTCCCCGGTGGGCTGCATGACAAGGCTGGAGAACCTCTTTAACGGCATTCAGGAAAAAATCAGCTTTCTGGAGGAAAGGCTGGAGAAATACCGTCTTGACATGGAGCAGGCAGAGGCAGAATATGAAAAGCCGTTCCAGTATGAGGAGGAATTAAAAACAAAGCTGGCAAGGCAGTTTGAGTTAAATGCCCTGTTGGACATGGAAAATCGGAAATCCCCGGAGGCGGCACAAAGCCCGGAGGAGGAAAGAACGGAGACGCATAATCCGGAGGAACAGGTTCCCCATGTGGCGGAGCAGCCATACCGGTATGGGGAAGGAAGGGAGGAGAACCGTTGA